AAGAGCAAAAGCAAAAAAATCTAAAGTTTTTAATTATTCAGATCTTGTTGCCATATATAGAAGAGGCCAGGCAGCGTGGACTTCTGGATCAAGGCCAGGGATTGGTATGGCCCAATGGGCAATGGCCAGAGTAAACTCAGCACTAAAGGGATCAAGGAAACATGATACCGATATAAGAAGAAAAGCAATGAAAAGGAAAAGATAATGGAAACAGTTAACGGAGTTGATATATCTGAATTAAAAGAAGAAGATAAAGCAAACATGAGAATCCATGCTCCACATCATAGCAAAAAACACCTGGAGGAGATGGTCAAAGATTTAAAAAGTGGGAAAAGTTTTGCAAGATCTCACGAAATAGCACAAAGAAAGGTTGGTAAATAATGCCTTATCACTATGGAACAATGAAAAAGAAGAAGAAAAAAAAGAAAGTAAAAGCTAAAAAAATGGGCAAAAAGAGAAAGTAATTGTTTGAAAAATGTCCATTAAAGCAATACAAAATGTGTGGTTTCGCTGGATACGATAAAGATCAAGTCCTAAGATGTGGAATAGCAACACCATTAAACAAAGTTATACAATTAAGTAAATGCCCCCTTCATGAAAAACGGAAATCTAAATATCGTAGATTATAAAACATTTGATCTGATATTTGCTGAATATAATCCCAGGGAATTAACAGAGGATCAGCATCAAGATTTAAAAGATTCAATATCACGGTTTGGTTTTGTTGATCCATTGATAGTCAACACTAACAAAGATAGAAAGAATATATTAGTTGGAGGGCATCAAAGATTAAAGATTGCCAAAGAGCTTGGATATAAAAAAGTGCCTTGCGTTGAGGTAGATCTAACACCAGAAAAAGAAAAAGAATTAAATGTAAGACTGAATAAAAATACTGGTCAGTGGGATTGGGATTCATTAAGCAGTTTTTTTGATAACGAAGAATTATTACAATGGGGTTTTAAGAACGAAGATTTAGATTTTTTTGATAATGATTATAATGATGAATTTGATTTGCCAGATGGCGACAGAGAGCCTTTTCAGCAAATGTCTTTTATATTATCAGATGATCAAATTGACATAGTAAAATCTGCTTTAAACAAAGCTAAAAAGAAAGTTCCTTTTCATGATTCTAATTCAAATGAAAATGGTAATGCACTTTGGTATATATGTAATGAATACAATTAATTTAAAAGAAATAAAATTAAAAATAATTCCTTCAAAGGTTGCAAACAAGTTTGTAAAAAAGCATCATTATTCATCTAAAGTTGTTCCTAATAGCACTTTACATTTTGGTGCTTTTGTGAATAATTATTTACATGGAGTTATGAGCTTTGGTAGTCCTTTAGATAAAAGAAAAGTTATTGGATTGGTAAAAGATACCAAATGGAACGAAATGCTTGAGTTAAATAGGATGGCGTTTGATGATAAACTTCCAAGAAACTCAGAATCAAAATGTATTTCAATAGCAATAAAATTAATCAAAAAAAACGCACCACATATAAAATGGATTTTATCTTTTGCTGACGGAACTCAATGTGGGGACGGCACAATTTATAGGGCAAGTGGATTTAAATTAACTCAAATAAATAAAAATAAAACAATTGGATATTCTCAAAAGTTAAATCAAATAGTCGCAAAACATGGAAACGAATCAAGGAAACATGGAAAAGTCGATTTGCTTAGAGGTTATCAATTTAGATATATTTATTTAATAGACAAAAATTCAAAGTTATCTGTTTCTGAAATTCCATTCTCAAAAATAAAAGAGATGGGAGCTTCAATGTATTTAGGTAAAAATTTATGCGATTCTGGTGTAAATGGTAGCACATCATCTGTCCAAGATGAAGGAGGAGGTTCGATCCCTACCGAATCGCTCTATAATTATGCATGATCCGATTGAAAACGGCAAGAATCGGAATAATAAAGGCCAGTTTGTGGTAGGAAATACTGCATCAGTTGGAAAAGGTAGGCCAAAAGGGTCTCAATCTATTCCAGATTTATTGAGAAAGATTGGAGAAGAAGAAGTTCCAACTGAATTAAATGACAAGGTGAAAAAATTATTTGGCAAGGCTAATGTTCAAGAGATTTCAATGATTGAGGCTATAATGAGAACAACTATGATGTATGCAATTCAGGGAAAATCATGGGCAGTTCAGTTCATTGCTGAAAGATTAGAGGGGAAAGCAAAAGAGCACATTATTACTGAAGAGATTAAACCAATAAGAGTGCTTGAATTTGGAGATGATCTGATTGATGAAAGATAATGCAATTAATTTTAACAGAAGAAAGAAAAGAAATACTTCAAGACAAAACCAGAAACCAGGTAATTGTAGCTGGGAGACGTTTTGGAAAATCAGTCTTGGGTCTAATGTTCCTATTAAAAGGGCAGATGTTGCAGGGGGAGAATCGTTGGTATATCTCACCGACTTATCGACAAGGCAAACTAACAGTATGGCCATTGCTCAAATCAATTATACGCAATCAAGGGGATTGGAAGATAAACGAAACAGAGTTGAGCGTTACAAGATTTGGAGCTACAATAGCAGTAAAGGGATCGGATGCAGCAGATAACCTTAGAGGGGCAGAGATCAGCAGAGTTTGTCTGGATGAGTACGCTTATCAAAAACCTGGAGTGTTTGAAGAAGTGATTTATCCGATGCTTACAACTACCCAGGGAAGATCTATGCTTATTGGAACACCAGATGGATTTAGCTCTAATAATTTTTATGATTACTTTATAAAAGGCCAGAGTGAGGATCCTAATTGGAAATCCTGGCAATACAAAACAATTGATGGTGGTTTTGTTAAAGAAGAAGAGCTTGAACTTGCAAAACATAATCTGGATGAAAAGGCATACAATGCAGAGTTCTTAGCAAGTTTTGAAACAGCAGCAAACAGAGCAGCATGGGCATTTGATAGATCTGATCATTTAAAAACAACCAATGAGTTCAGTTCTTATTGGGCCATTGGAATTGATTTTAATGTTGATTTTATGAGTGCTGTTCTGGCAAACATTTATGGAGATGGAACGGTTCATTACGTGGATGAAATAAGGCAGCAAAATAGTTCAACTATGTTATTATGCGAAGAGATGAAAAAAAGATGGCCCCAGGCAAAAGAAGTATATCCAGATCCAGCTGGAACAGCCAGATCGACAACAAGCCATCGTTCAGATCATCAAATACTTTACGAAAATGGTTATCAAGTTTATTCCAGGAAATCACATCCAAGCCACAGAGATAGATTAAATGCATTGAATAGAAAATTAAAAGATGCAAAAGGCAGAATTAAGATGACGATAGATCCAAAATGTAAATACTTAATAAAAGATTTAGAGCAAGTACAGAGAGACAGGAAAGGTGGAATCGATAAAAGCAACATTGAGCTAACTCATGCCCTTGATGCTTGTAGCTACCTCATTGAATACAAATGGCCCATAGTTCAACGAATAGCAACTTCAATAAAATGGTAAATAATTATGATCGTTGAAAATAAAAATCTAATCAGAAGCTCACTCAAAAATTATTTGAATGATGTATCAAAAGATAATGTTGAGGAGCGTTATAGATTTCTAAGTTATTATGAGGGGATGCAAGGACAAATGGAGGGAGATCTTCAGAAATACTTTCCTATAAGTTCGATTGAGATTCCTTTTGTATGTCAATCAATAACATCAAAACTAATCAATGCCAGGGCAATCGCTTATAAAGAGACACCCCAAAGGACTAATTCTGATTATTTAGAATTATTAAACGACCTTGACCAAGCAATGCTAACGGCTGAAAGATTAACGTATCTGCTTGGATCTCATTTAATCAGATCCAGATATAACGAACAATCTGAGAAGATTGAATATGATCAGATCATTGAGTTCGAGCCAATGTTTGAACCCAGGAGCCGAGAGCCATTTGGTTATATCTATCCAATATATAATCATGGCCAGGCAAAAGATGATAAGGTTGTCTATGCCTACTGGAGCAACGAAGAGCATTTTTTAATTGATCAAAATGGAAACATTGAATCTGTC